TATGCTGATGTAACGAATGCATCTAGGCGTATAAAAAAGAAAGAGTATGACAAGTGCATTAATAATGGCGTTAGAAATATACTAGAAGTAAAGGTTGGGTATGATGGTATAGTTCTAGCTAACAGTAAAAAAGCTAAGAAATTTAGTATGTCTTTGAGAGATGTCTTTCTTGCACTAGCAAAGGACATACCTACAGAAGATGGTAAGACTATACCAAATCCATATACAACATGGAAGCAAGTAAATCCTATGCTACCTGCTACAAAGATAGAAGTACTAGGCCCACCACCAACGTCAGGAACACGAGATGCTTTCGTTGAGTTGGCTATGGAAGGTGGTTGTAAAACATTCAAGTGGGTTAAGGCAATGAAGAAGACAGATAAGAAAGCCTACAAGTCTTTGTGTCATACCATACGAGAGGATGGTGTGTACATAGAAGCAGGAGAGAATGACAACATGATTGTTCATAAACTTGTAGTAAGTAAGAATATACTAGGTATCTTTGGATTTAGTTTTCTAGATACGAACCAAGACAAAATACAAGGTAGTATAATTCAAGGCAACAAACCTACCTTTGATAACATTGCTACTGGTAAGTACCCGGTATCAAGACCCTTGTACTTCTACGTTAAAAAGAATAACATGGGTATCATTGGAGGACTACGAGAGTATGTAGAAATGTTTACCTCTGACAAAGCATCTGGTCCTGAAGGGTATCTCACTGATAAAGGACTGATACCTTTAGGTGATGTTGAACGTAGCAAAAGAAGTAAAGCTATTAAAACATTAGAAAACTTGGTAATGTAATAAATACTAGGAGGAATAATAATGAGAGCGATACCACTAAAGAAGTTGGTCAAGCTGTACTTACAGTCATCTGAGTTTAATCGCTTACGTGATCAAACAAAGTTAGACTACACTAGGTTCTTAAAGATATTGACAGACACGTTAGGTGAAACAACTGCATCTGTTGTATCAGGTAAGGACGCAAGGATGGCGTATGAAGAATGGGTTACACGAGGCATACACCTAGCTAATCACGTGGCAGCAGTAGCTGGCATTGTGTACAGGCATGGTCAGGACATGGAGTATGTTAAGAATAATCCATTCACGCTAGTAAGGAAGCTATCACCTACTGCACGTAACACAGTATGGACACAGGATCAGGTGCGTCAGTTTCTTGACGTAGCTTATGGTGACTTTGTGTATCGTAACGTAGGACTGATAGTACAGATGGCCTATGAGTGGTGTCAACGTGTAGGTGACATGCGTATGCTGACATGGGATAGTATTGACTTCAATACACGTAGACTAAGACTGTTACAGTCCAAGCGTGGTGCAGAGGTACAGCTACCCATATCAGATGCGTTACTCGATATGCTTACAGAACAACGTCAGGACTTTGACTTCCAGAAATATGTAGCACCTATGCCTTCACCTAAAGGTGGTGAGTACAAACCATTCTCAATGGAACGATTGTCCAAGATAGGTAGAACAATTATGAGACAGGCTAAACTGCCTGATGAATTACGCTTGATGGATCTGCGAAGAACTGGTACAACTGAAATGGTAGAGGCAGGTGTGCCATTGCCACAGATTATGTCAGTGACAGGACATGCTAATCCACAATCGGTGAAGCCTTACATAAAGAATACTTATCTTAGTGCTAACAGTGCATTGACTGCACGACAACAGTTTAAGGAGGATTGATATGCTACAAGCAGACCGAGATAAAAAAGCAGAGTATATGAGACAGTACTACATAAATAATAAAGAAAAGATACAGGAAAAAAACAGATTATATAATCAAAAGAATAAAGAAAGACTAAAGGTACTAGCACAAGAGTATCGATTAAAAAATAAAGATAAGATACGTGACTATAAACACGAATATTATAAGGAACTTCAAAACATTAATAAGCACTCAGATATATGTAAGGCATTTTTAACAAAAAAAATATGTGCAATGAGAAGTAGACATGACTCTGTGACATTAACACCTGAAGAACTACTAGAATTGATACCAAAAGATTTAAGATGTCCTGTATTTGGAATTAAGTTTACTTTTGAAGGTGGTAATAACTGGAAAAAGAGACAGAGAAATATGTCTGTAGATAGAATAGATAATAGTAAAGGCTATCATAAAGATAACGTGATAATTGTTTCTTTTAAAGCTAATGCTATGAAAAGTTCAGCCACACTTAAGGAGTTATACCAAGTCGCAGATTTTTATTATGAACTGGGGAAGAAATTAAATGCTTGAATATCTCACAGGCTTAGACATCACTGATGGTAGTTCTGTACGTATGGATTGTCCTGAATGCAAAGGACGTAGGACATTCACTGTGTCCAATCTAAATGGACAGCTACTATGGAACTGTTACAAGGCAGGATGTAGTATCAGTGGTGCTAACAGGGTAAGCATGTCTGCTACTGCTATACAGGATAAGCTAAACAAAGTAGTAAAGGTAAAGGACACCAGCTTTGATATGCCTATGTACGTAGTGCCAGTGCCTGTACCTACTGATGCCCCTGTCTATGAGTATGCAAGTGAGTGGGGTCTTGATGTAGCAAAGCATGGTCTGATGTATGACATACGTGAGCATCGTGTTGTGTTTCCTGTAGTACATAATGGTATTACAGTTGACGCTACTGGCAGGGCATTGGGTAAGCGGATACCTAAGTGGAAGCGATATGGAAATAGTGGGTTGCCTTATGTACATGGTTGTGGTAAGGTAGCTGTTGTTGTAGAGGATTGCGTTAGTGCAGCAGTTGTTGGAGGAGATCGACATACAGGGGTAGCTTTAATGGGAACCTCCATGTCCAACGAACAGAGGCAATACCTAGCGCAGTTCTCTACAGCAGTAGTAGCATTAGATCCTGATGCATCAAAGAAAACATTAACAATAGCAAAGGAGTTACGAAGTGTAGTTAATAATGTAAAAGTCCTACGTCTACAGGACGATATAAAGTATAGACACAAGAAAGATATGGACGCTCTTAATGAACTATGAAAGGATGAGCTATGGAACTTTCACTTATACGAAGCCTTATGGAGAAACAATTCTACGAGGAACACAGGGGTTCACGTTGCCCTATGAAACTATTCAGCAAGGACATACAGAAAGTTAAACGTGTAATAGATAAAGCAATGGATGACTATGATCGCAGTGTCTCACCAGATGAAGTTGAGGCACTTTTTTTATCGGATAATCCAACACTGACTACAGCACAGAAGCAACAGTACTCTGCTTTGTTTGGTCAGATTAAAACACAACAGCCTATGGGTAAGGACATAGCACAAGAGGTACTGTCTAAGTTATTTCAGCAGGTGATTGGTGAAGAGGTTGCCAACTTAGGTTTCGACTTTGTTAATGGATCACTCAAAAGTCTACAGCCACTACGTAATCTACTTGAGGTACATGGTGATGACTTCATACCTAAGTTACAGGTACAGTGGGAAGACATGAACATGGACAGGATACTTGACGAGGGTGACTTACAAAGCAAGTGGACCTTCAACATACCTAGCCTTGCACGTAAGGTTCCGGGCGTGAATGCAGGTCAGCTTATTGAAATAGGTGCTAGGTCCAACACAGGTAAGACTAGCTTCCATGCCAGCTTGGTTATGGGGCCAGATGGTTTCGCAGATCAGGGTGCTAAAGTTATTGTACTCTGTAATGAAGAAACACCTACTCGTGTAGGCCACAGGTATCTGACATGTGCAGTAGGTACAGACTCAGTAGGCATACGTAAGGATAAGGCTAGGCATCTAGCTACGTACAGATCCAAGTCTCGTCACCTCAAGTTCAAGGACAGCACAGAGAAAGACATGGCATGGGTGGAGTCAGTATGTAAATACTACAAGCCTGACATCATCATGCTAGATATGGGTGACAAGTTTACATCCACAGCTAACTCTGCCAGTATACATGAGACACTCAAACAGAATGTCATGTACGCTAGACAGATAGCAAAGCAACAGGAGTGCGCTGTGTTCTATATGTCACAGTTATCTGCTGAAGCTGAAGGTAGAGTAGTACTCAATCAATCTATGATGGAAGGTTCTAAGACAGGCAAGGCAGCTGAAGCTGACCTCATGCTCCTGATTGCAAGGAACCCACCAACAGA